GATGCTATTTACAAGAACATGGGAATCAAGAGCATGACCATTTCCAAATCAAGGGAGATTGGCTATGCAAGGGAAGTTGCGATCACAGCGCAGATGGTTCAGGTGACGGAACGGCGCATGGTTCTGATCCCATCCTATGTGCTGAAAAGTGGAGAAACAGGAGCCAATGCCGGTACGGCCAGTACATCTGACCAGTCTGCAAAGTCTTCCAGTTCTGGTTCGGGATCAAGTGGATCTGGTTCATCCTCATCAGGAAGTGATGCAAAGAAAAAGAAATCCATCCTGTATGGAATTGCAGATGGAATGAATCTGATTAAG